CCGCACTGCGGACAGTCTGAGGGACCCTCGGCCCGCTTGTACATAGCCTCGAACTCAAAGAAGTCGCAGCCGGTGCATTCGACGTTGTTGATGATGTAGCTCACTTTAGTTCTCCGCGTTCTTTCATACTCAGTGCCACAGCGATTGCTTGCTTATGCGGCTTACCCTCGGACAGCAGCTTCTTGATCTTTTTACCTACTGCTGAGATGTTCTTTTTCTTACTCATTTTGATTTCGGCCTGTCTTTCATCCTGACAATGAGGCCGTCCTTGAATGACACGAAGAACCGCTCGCCTTCGGCGTACTCCCGTACCTCACCGTTACGACCCCCGTAGTTGACCTGCTGGACCGCTACGGGTGACTCGGTGTTGTACCCAGAGTTGATGTAGTCTTGCTTTGACGCGGCAGCAGCAAACCCTTGCTGTTCGTCTTTTGGGGCGTCCTTGGGGTAGTTCTTCGCGTTCTTGCTGTAGATCTCCATGGCCCCTTCGATGATGTCAGTGCCGTCTGGAGGAATACTAATCGGTCTTGGGGGAGGCTCGCCGATACCGTC